ATCTCCTCCAGATCTTCTGGAACTTTTGGAATATCGCGTTGCATGTGTATGAAAACCTATCCAATAGATTTAAAGATCCGTATATTCCTTAATACAGGTGATGGTTAAAGTGTACGTCTCGCCGTTTCCTGCTCCTACTGTGGTTAATAGCACATCTCCATTTTTCCCAGAACCAGAATAATTTGGAAGACCGCTAAAGGCGGAAAAATCAAAAGAATCACTATAATTGGCGGGAAGTTCAATTGCTAAACGGTTAGTTGTAGCATCCCAAAGCAATTGGACTCCCATTCCAACAGTGGAAAAAGAAAGGCTTTCAATGCGAACACCCGTGCAGGCGTCTCCGTCTTGACTGGTGCTTAAAGCACTTACATCTATCTTCGTGACAGCAGATTCGCCCGTACCGTCACTAACATTAGTGAGGTAAAATACTGCTTTACGAGGACCATCAATAATGGTCGATACATTTACTGAATCTGCCATTTGATACTCCTATTTTTCCTTGATAAGACCGGCCATAACCATAGCCTTATACTTAGCGGTCCACTCAGGGGGCAATTCCTTTTTATAACGATCTTCAATTCCCGGTTTAGGGGTATCTTTTTTAGCAGTTTTTTTCTTTTCTGCCATAAGTCACTTCCTAACCTTACGGTTGCTCATTGAATTGTGTCATACCATCCGTGACACGTTGGGCAGCTACCAAAATGTAGTCGCACCAAGACGCATCGGCGGTTGTCGTTCCAGACATTGCACAAAACCAAGGCGTAAGAGCCGAAGTCGGGATATTATCCGTTGTCGTGGTGACTTTTACCCGATCCACGTAGAAATCTACTTGTCCGGTTCCGGTTACCACAAAGCCGAGTCGGCGCGTGTTTGAAATAGTAGAACTACCTTCTGCGCCATCAGAAAAATCAACCCCTGTGTCAGTCTTGGTTTCAGTACCACCGGAATCACAGTTGGCATAAATATCTGCCGCACCTTCAACCAACAAGAAACCGATCTGGTTATTTGCTGTAAAAGGAACACCTGTAGCAAACGTGCCGTTTTCTGCCAAGCCAACGAACATGTCCATGTCATCTGCATCAGCAACCGCACAAGTGGCCTCAAAGAAGATTTTTTTGCTGGCTTCGGCCATGAAAATCTCATTGCCTTGAATAGACCCGCCAGAGTTGTCCGTAGAGCCATCGCCTGTTGATTTAGCCCAACCGCCTACATGATCAGCCAGTAGCGTCAACGTACCGGAATTAAGGACTTGTTTGGTCCAATCATCGGTGTCATCTATATCAACACCCGTGAAATCATCCATTTTGATGACATAATCAGGGTTGCATTGAAGGGGAAGATTTTTAAACCAATTACCCAGTGCGCTGGAGTCATTTCCAGAACCACTGTACATAACCGGACCAGAAAAGCGTGTAGTGCCCATGTTTGCACCTCCTTACAAAAGGTTTTGCCCTAGAGTCTTAGTAAGCGTCTGCTGGGACAGTCGCTAGGGCTAATTTTCCCAGAAAAGCAGAGGGGCGACACAAGCCACCCCTCTATTCCTTCAGAACGAAAAATTACGCTCCGGGCGTACCAAAAACACCGCGCCAGTCAGAAACACCAAAGCTGTAACGCTCCCGTGCCTTAAAACGCATGTTTCCAGTATCGAAATCACCCTCCATCGCAGTACGGATCGGCGTACGCTGAAACAGCTTAAAGCCGTTTGGCGCATCCGTTTTAATGAAAAACGCATCCGTATCAGTCAGGAAATGATTAACATAGGCCCCTTCGGGTAGCATCCCCATTGCTTTCATGGCGTTAATATCATTATCCGCCGTTCCTGCACGTAGGGTTGAGTTAAGCACACGCTCAGAGATAAATTGCAGTTCCTTTGGAATGAGCAATTTCATTCCGCGAACCGCAACTTTCAAGCCGCGCTCATCCGTCAATCCGGCAATATCAATCAACATCTGCTCAAGAGAGGTTTCGTTGAGATCTGCTGCGGTAGACAGCAAATTACGCTGATTACCGGTAAGCGACGGATGTGAAGACGAGCAAAGAGCCGCGCCATCCCCGATGGGGTAAGAAGAGCTAAAAGCATTGTTCAAAACCGCAGCAGCTTTAACCTGCTTCGTTTGTGACATTGAACGTGCTAAAGCGCGTGTATACCGAGAAGCCAAACGATCATACAGGTTATCTTCGATAGCTTCTTCCGTAATGCTGAACGCAAGCGCAATGGTGTCATGCGTATAACGAGCAGTATATGTTTCCTGCGCGTCATCGAATGAAATTGCACTGCCTTCACCTTTTACCGGAGCCGTTCCGAAACCGGCAAGCATTACTTCCTCTTCAAATGCACGATCTGAAGATTCTTCTTCGTAGATTGCTGTATGTTCTTTGTCATAACGGTCGTATTCGAGTCCGAACAAGGCATTTAGGCCGGGTTCAAGCTCTTTCGCGAGTTGTGCGCGAGAAATAGCCATATCAAACCCCTCCTAAACGCCGGTTGTCGAAGGTGTTCCAGCAGCAATACTACCTTCCGGTGAGTTAAAGCTGTTGTTCAACCTTACGATGGCCTTGATGCCTGCCGCAGAAAAATCTGCATCAGAATCATCTTCTACCCAACCCATAATCCTCAAATGGAGGGCTGCGGTAGTTGCGATGGTGCCGATTGCAAGTGCTGCGGAAGAAACACCTGTGTTAGTAGAACCACTAGTGCCAGTACTAAAATTCGCATTAGCAAAGACAGCCGCTCTTGCTGTGGCTTTACTTGTCCACGACGCATCCGTTCCAATTATGAATAATTGGTTTGGATCATCGGCGACAAAAGCCTTTACAGGAAAGTTGCTGTCCGCCCCGGAACCGGGCCAATAATTTGACCAAATAGTTTTCGAGGTAGTGCTAGATACATATTCACACCCCATAAAAGCGCCTACCAAGCTAACCGACCCACCAGCCGCAGCGCCTACCAGTGAAATATACCCCGTAGAAAGGGGAATAACTGGAGAGCCGTGGTAGATGGCGGTTGCATTGCCATTTGCTATTTCATAAGGAGTGTAGCCTGTTACACCAGTGGAGTTAGTGCCCTGACCTAATTTAGCAATGGGTTGTAGCCCCATTGCAGAATAAGTATTAGCCATTGGTTCTTACTCCTAAAGGGAGCAGTTCACGATTTCCGTGGACCGCCAAAAGTTACACGAGTTTGACGATTCGGTTTATCAATCGTCATTGTTGAATGAGCATTCTCGCGCATCATGTCGTGATCGACTGCGTCCATCAAATCTTGACTTTTAGCCTCAAAATAATCAGTACGTTCCTGCACTGTTTCCAGGGGAATCCGCGCTAGAATTAATCCGCCAACGCCAAACACACCTTCATAACGACCCGACTCCATAACCGGAGCTTCAAAATCAGGATATTCATCTTTTCGAACAAATTCATAGCCTTCACGAAGACGTGCTGAAATGTTTTGACGATCGTCAAAACCGCGTACTTCGGCTCTTATCCAACGATGTTTATATCCTTCTGGTGCAGGTGGTGCATCTAACATGGTGGGGGGTGCCCACGGCTTACGCTGCGCCGTTTCTTCCCTTGTTTTTTTTGCGCGAGGAGAACGATCAATGCCTTCGAAGCGGTCTGTCTCTACTTCTTTAGTCATTTCCTACTCCTTCACGTATTTCGCGTATTCTTCAAGCGGCACACCCAATTTTTTAGCAATAGATACTTGGCTAGGGGTGAGTCTAACCTTTGTCTTTCCGCGCCCTGACGAAGAAGAACGGGACACTCCAGCAACGGTCTGGGCGGCACGTTTGCTGGTCCCATTAAATTTTTGCGGAAACTCTGTCTGTATCCGCTCATCCAGTTCACTATAGTAGTCATCACTCTGCGGGTCAAATCCTTCGCTTTCCACCATTTTTTTGTGGATTCCAAAGGCCGCAAAGGTCATAGCCTCATCCTGCCCAAACCATTCATTACGAGCCGCCCATTTTTCCGCTTTCGGGTCCGTGGGGGGCGCAGCAGCGGGCTGTTGAGCATAATTTGCTTGGTTTTGTTGCGCTAGTTGTTGAGCATATGCGGCTTCCTGTGCGACCTGTTGCTCTTGTTGGGCTTTAGCTTGCTCATAACGATCTTGTGCAACAGCCAACTGTGTCATGGTTTTTTGAGCCGCTACGGTAGCGTCCACATCCCCTAGCTCTACCGCTTTTCTTAATTCCCCTTCGGCCTGCTCCTGTTCCGCAGTGATGCGACTGCCGTATTCCGACACATAGCCTTGATCCAACTGCTGCATACGCGCTTTAAGATCATTTGATTCGATTTGAACATTTTGGGCGTATTTTAGGGCCTCTTCTCGTTGCCTTTCGGCTTCCCGCATTTTCTTTGTTAAACGATCAATGCGTTTTTGAACCGTAGTGGTGTACTCTTCTTGCTCGGTTTTTTCTTCAACTTCACGAACTTCAATAACTTCAGCGTCACTTACCTCCTCCGCCAACGCAGGACTTTCAAGAGACACCTCCACATCCGGTGCGTCCGCATCAAAGTCAAGAGGAACTTGTTTATCCGTCTTCTCTGCTACTGTTTGTTGTGCTTCTGCCATAACTGCTCTCTTTTAGATATTAATAATGTCATCTGGATCAAGAATAGTGGCTAAAACTTCATCATCATTAATGATGCGAACCTCGCCGCCCTCTATTCGAAGTCTGGACCCCGCGTATCTAGCAAGAATGATCCAGTCCTTTTCCTTACACCAAGCCCCATCAGGAAATTTTTCTTTATCCTTATAAGCTAAAGGGCCTTGTTTTATGACGTAGGCAACAACCGTTTGTATTTGCCCTTCTTCAAGGGTTTTGTCCGGTAGGTGAATACCTCCGTCGGTTGTACCTTTTCCACGGTAAGGGAGAATAAGAAGTCTCCAACCAGTAGGGTTGGGCATTCTTTCCAAAAGAGTATTATCAAGAAGAGTTGGATCCAGTACACGTCCATCTTCTTTAACGTACAGGTTTTCTACATTTTGAGCAGCTTCAGTCATCCAATTGCTCCTGTTTTTCTAGCAGGCCCGAGAGTTCCTGTAAAACATAATTAAGGGCGTTTAACTCACCCATGAGTTCTCGATATTGTTCTATGGATTTTATACCATTATTTTCCAAAATATCCAGAATAATCGTCTTTCGTTCCTTAATCGCCCGTTGTATGAACTGAACAATATCAAAGGAGTTCATTTATTTTCCACTTTCTCTTAAAAGACGAGGACCAAACGGGGCTAATACGCTTGCTTCGATTTGTTGTTCGTTCATTTATGTTTCACACATCATTTCATATGATTTTTTCTGCGTCCTATCCAACCGATTTAACCAACCTTCACCAAAGGTTGTAAACGTAGATAACCGCCGGTAAAACATTTCTCTTTCTGATCCGTACTTATGGATCAAATAACCGGGACTGATGGCCCCAATTGCTTTTAACGTAATAGGGCCAATAGCGCCGTCCTGTGTAACAGCTATTATCCTTTGTAAAGTTTTAACCGCTCTTGACGGCCCAGAGTTCACGGCCCAGTCAAAAACACTAAAATCTAAGCCTTCGGGCAACTCTTCTGCGCACACCTTGTCCCAATATTTTTCCTTGTAAATCTCTTTGACGTGTTCAAACGGGATTTCTCTCATGTCTTTTTCTGTTACAGGACGCCCCAAGTGTTTTTCATAAACCGCTTGTGTAATGCCCATGTTGGTACGACCACCGGGATCTTCGGGATGATTTACATATCCCCCCTCATGCTCTAAAACCTGTTCCAAGCATTGATCAAAATTGCCCTTCAATTTTATGTGCCTTTCCAGTTCTTAATGGCTTTTTCAGAACTTCTGCCGACGACATAGCCACCGATACCGATGCTGAGTAAATTCCATAGTTGGTCTGGCATCTCTAACGTGACGCTCCAACCAAATATGGCTGCTAAATAGGGGGCAATAATGTAATTGTTCGCGACGATAGCAGTGAAAACTAGCATCGTGATAGGACGCCATTGGCTCGTTAGAGCATACTCGCTTTTGGCTTCCGCGACGACGACATTCATTGCGGCTTCAACTTCTGCGAGTTCTCCCGCTTGTTGAATCTCTAGCAATTTTCGGGTGGCTTCTGCCTTTGCTTCCGGGTCTGGAATTATCTTATCGATGATCCTCAAACCAGCTTCGATTAACGGAATCATGTGCGCTTCCTTTTTCTTGGCTTATCTTTTTTCCCACGACGTTTACCGGCGTTACGCATCGCAATGGCTATAGCCTGTTTCTGTGGATAGCCCTCATCCATCAGTTGCCGAATATTCTTACTGATGGTCTGATCACTGGAACCCCGTTTAAGTGGCATGTCTAGGCAATCGTGAAGCGGCCACCCCGTTGTGCGGCACCCATACCACGTTTTCGACCTACCGTGATTTTAGCTTTCCCTATATTCGGCGTTTTTTCTTTGGTGGCCTTGCCATAAGGAATACTGCCCTGACCTTGAATAACCGCCTTGTTTTGCGGTTTTGGCGCTTCTACCGGACCACTAATAATTTTTACTGCACCCATGTTATTGCCCTCTATTGGCTTGCTGCTGTAAACGCATTATCTCACGCTCACGAGCAGCATCAATACGGGCTTCCGTTTGGCCCTCCTGACTCGCAAGACGTTGTTGAAATTCCTGACCCTTGCGAACTTCTTTCTCCTGATCAAGCTGCAATTCGGCTTGATCCTGTGCAATGTCCGCCTGACTCTTCTGACCCTTGATCGCCAGTTCCTGCTCTTTCAACGCGACCAACGGATCAGGGCCTTCCGGTTGTCCCATGTTCGCAATTTGATCACTCATAACTTTCAGCTTCTGCATTTCCTGTGCAATTAGTTGCGCGGTTAATGCTTCCCTTTCATATTGTGCTTGTCCCTCATCAACTTGTCCCTGCTGACCCGCAGCTTCCCGCTGTTGCGTGAACATAATTTGCGCCTGTTCCTGCGCCTTGAGCTTGGCATGTTCCATAATGTGCTTCTGTAAAGAAATGGCTATCGCAGGCATTCCCTGCACAGTCCCAGAATTACCAAAAACTAAATGCGCCATAATATGGGCATCGTGATCCTGTCCCCCAAAGGCCTTTAAATCCGTATTTTCCAAGGAATCAATATTCTCTTGTGCGGGATCTTTAGGCTCTGGTTCATCGGTGGAAGGAGTGTTTAATAACTTTTCAATGTCCCGTACTCCCAACGCCTCATACATGCGCCGAAACGCCTCATGCAGGTTGTGCATTTCTGGAGCCTGCGTAGCAAGCTGCATCTGTGTTTGCGCCAGCGTGATCCGTTGTGCCTGAGAAAAAACATTGGGGTTGGATACCGGTAAAATATCCACCCGATCATCAAAATCCTTCGCCTTAATGTCTCGATTAGCATTTACAACCGCATAAGGGTATTCCGGTGGTAAATAATCCGCCATGACCCGCGCCAGAAGTTTAAATTCCTGCCGCATGGCATAGTGCATTCGTTTATGCACAGCACTCATCACACGAGTACCCTGCTCCAACATGGCAATCGTCGTACCAACTGCCGCACCTTGGTTGCCGTCCCCAACCTTCAAATCCGTAATCGTGGCAAATCGCTGACCGGCTTCAACTACAAAACCTAAAAGCTGAAACAGCGTGGAATCCGGCCCTTTAAAAGGCAACGGCATCAAACTGTCCCGAATGGCTCCCCCCGGCGCATCCACGTCTCGAAACTCTCCGGGCTGTAACGGATCTTCATCGTCTCGGATCCGTAAACCACGGGCCTTGAATCCTGCGGGAAGGTTCGATAGCGTACCTGCGTCAATAAGCTGACGCAGTGCAGCCGTAGCTGTGCGGGACAGACCACCAATCGTGTGGATCAGGCCCAGTCCATAGAAACCAAAACCCGGCAGAAATTTGTAATGTACAAAATATTGAATCTTTCGTTTCTGTGGATCGTCTTCCTGATAATTCCGACGAATGGCTAATACCTGTCCATTATCTTCACTAATGGTAACTATATAGGGGATCTTTATTCCGGTGGGTTCTCCATCCTCTCCGGTTTCTTCATACCCCGGCAGATCCAAGTCCACATGGCATTCCAGCAACGTACAATCATAGTCGATAGTCGAGGGGTGAACGCCTTCAAGATATTCCAACTCCTTGGATATACCAGAGCTTTCGGATTGCGTAGGATGGACCGGAATGTCTCGATAAAAACCCGAAATTTGTTTTTTACGCAAATCGTTAAGAGGTGTTCTAACAACCTGCGTGATATTTGAGCAAGTTTCGAGATCACTCGCTTCAAAAGGAACGACAAGGTGTTCAGCCGGAACAAAACTGCTGACCGCGCGTTCCATTGACTCATCGTAATACACCTTTTTAAAAGTGGAACCCGCCAAAGGCAGATAAAAAAGCATTTGATCAAATTCTGGCGTGTACTCCTCCATCACACTGGTGATGTAGTAATTCATAAACTCCTGCACACGCCGAGACTGCTGTTCCTTCTCTGTGGTTAAATCGCCCAAAATGACCGTTCTTACGGGTCCGCCGGGGGGCAGCATTTCATTAAACGCCTGTGCCTGAAATTGCGTGGCCGCTTCGGCCAATAACGGATGGGTAACGCCGGTTGCACCACGAAACGGCTGGGTCCGCTCTTCGTAATGAAAGCCCAACAGTTCCAATCCGTTGGCATAGGCATCTTCCCAATCCCCACGCGACGTTTTGTTGGCTTCAAACTCCGCAGTTAATTCGTTAGCAATAACCCCCAGTTCACGGTCATCCAGTTCTTCTGCAAGATTATCAAAAAAGTTTCCAGAACCTCTTTCTCTGGAAGCGCTTGGATCCAGATCAATGACAACACCACCGTCTTCCTCTTCCTCTATCTCAATTCCCTCCGGGATTGCGTCCGCAGAAGAAAATAAGGTTCCGGGCTGCTCGATTTCAATATCGAGAGCCATATCGTCTATGTCCGGGTTATTGTTCCGTCGCTCCATCAGCGATACAAGAGGATCAGTAGCCATGTTTTATGTCCTGATTTTTGAGCATTATACCTACATTGACCGTGCGGTTTCATTCATAGACCCCACCCCACCGCCATAAGCGTAACGAGTCATGTTTCGCGCTATCCCATTAAGGGAACTGACGCCGCCCCCACCGGCTGCTTTAGAGTGGCTCAAGCGTTCAACTCGGGCTCTCCATTCGACGTTGTCTGCTAACCAATCTGATGGAATTTTATCTAATTTTAAAAGCGTAGATACCTGTTGATAGGGATCGTCTTCTGCTTCTTCAATCCACGTTTTATATTTAGCATCCTTGGCAACAGCAGCGCGGGCATGTTTTTCCGCTGCAAGTTCGGCTTGATTACTGGGCTGCTCTAAAACAACCGCATCTTTATATACGGTTCGGCCCTTACGCCTAATTTTTGATTTAACATTATCCGCGTCATAACCTTCCGCAGAATGAACTTCAATTGTAAAAGTGTGCTGTCCACGTTTCGCACCATAGCTGTCTTTTAAAATAGTCCCTTCAATCGTACGATTACCTACAAATCGTGGTTTTTTATAAGAACCCTCAAAAACAGGCTCTGTAAACCGAATACGTGTGCCTTTAGTGAGATCCGTTGCTCCAGTAATCGCTGGTGCTTTAACTGGCGTCGAGGCCAACGGCTCTACGGGACTTGTAGCCATCAGGGTTTCAGCCGGGAGCGAAGGGGCCTTTTTGGGTTTGGTTAAAACCTTAGCGGCTCCTTTGATAATGGGACCGCCTGCGGCAGCGAGAATGTCAGCGCTGCCTTTCTTGGCTGGATCAAATTTGGCGAACTTGGAGCGAATATTGGCGGGATCAAATACCACCACCTCGCTGTGCCCTTCATTACCGGAAGATAAAATTACCCCGTCATGTCCTTTTTGCTTGAGTTCTGCCGTCCATGCGTCCGCCGCTTCGCGTCCCGCTTCCGCGCCTTCAATTATTGAAATTAGCATTAATCGTTCTTTATCTGCCATCGTGGCGTGATAGGGATTCGTTAATCTAGCCTTGAGGGGCATCACATTTGGATCCCCGTAACCGCTTTTAAGGTGACTATATTCAGAGGCTAGCCTTGGATCCGTGTCGCCGTATACCCCCGTTCCCAACCAACCAGTATCCTTTCGGTTCGGGTGGTCTAGATTAAATTCGCGGATGTCATCCCGTGTCCCATGATACAGGTTCCAGTTAAACTCGTCTCTGTCATCTAAGCCATGGACTGGCTGCACATCAACTGCCGCCGTGGGGCTTGCTTCGGCGCGCGGAACCAACGGCTCTACGGGCCGTGTAGCCAACAGGGTTTCGGACGGGAGCGAAGGGGCCTTTTTGGGTTTGGTTAAAGTCTTGACCGCCCGCTTGATAATGGGACCGCCTGCGGCCCTGCTCAATACCGGCTGGCCCTCTTCCCGTATTTTCTTCGCCATCGCGTCCGTGATATGCACCACGAAGCGTTTCGGTGAGTCTCTATCCTTTATTGTTGCCCAGACATTGTTCGAGCTGGGTTCTAAAATGGGAGTATCAGATAGTAGCGCGTTTACGGTGTTTCCGGCCCCGCTATACCAACTCTTGATCTCTCTAGCAATGTCCGCGTCGCTAAGATCTCCTCCCATGTTGTTTTTGAAGTTTTCCCAACGTTGCATATCCATGACAAAATCCGCGACCGCGCGGCCGCGTTTAGCTTCAGGGTGGAGGTATGTGTCCGCAAAAAAAGCATCTTCTTCTTTACCAACTTCGTCAGGATGCTGTTTGTAATACCTGCTTTCTTTTTCTTTAAGAGGAACTCTTAAACGTGTTTGTTCCGCCTTTAACGAGGAGAGTTCCCTTTCCAAAGTTGCAATATCCTTCTCCCCCCAATATCCTTCATCCTTCTCCCCCCTCTTATATACCTCTATATACCTCTCTCGGGGAACATTAAAACGGTGCGTCTTTGCACTCGCTTCCTCCGCCCTAGCCGCATTAAGCTCTCTTGTTTTTTCTATTATTAGCGCATCTACTTTAGTCTTGTAGGTGGGCTTTACATAACCCCCCAGATTCTTAACTATTTTCTTTATCAGATTTGGAGTGGTTTCTTGATAAATTGGCCTAAGTTTACCCCGTCGCTCTTCGTCTGGACCCCATCTTGTTACCTGATCGTTATAATTAGCAAAGACCACGTAGTCCTGCCCATTGTCTACGGCTTCCTTCAATATCCGTCTAATAGCTAAACTAATTACCGGAGACTGGTTAACACTTCCTTTTTTATCACCACTTTCCAGAAAGGGGGTATAAGCCTGTTTTCGGTCTAACTCCTCTAGCTCATTCCAAAGTTGCAATGTCCTTTCCTCTATTGCTAACTTTCGCTTCATATTCACCATGGCGGTCTGGTACAACCGCATATCACGCGCGCTTTCAATTTTGATCTCTTTTAATTTGTCTAATAATTCTGCCTTTCGAGAAATATCTTCCGGTCGAAGTATTCCCCTACCTATGGCTCCTTGTGCCCAGTCAGACTGAAATTCCTCGACATAAAGGACATTCTCGTGGTCTACGCCATTAATCTCGACGGGCCGATCTGTTACCCGAGTATGCACGAGTGTATTTTCGGGGAAGTTGTGTTGGGGAAGTTGTGTTTGCGCCTCAGAAAATGGTTTAAAACCGGCCATAGGCATTGGTTGTTCAGCGAGCTTATTAACAAGCTCCCGCGTATTTTTGTGGAGTCCGCCCGTTTGTTGATCCGTAAGGGCAATCTCCCTGTAATTTAAGTTAATAGGCCCTTGTCCCATAGGATCAAGAATTTGGTCGCCCCACCTCGGCGCTTCCCCCGTATCCGCGAGATCGCCCCTTTCCCTTAATAACTCGGTAAGCTTAACTTTAACTTCGTCCAAGCTGCCCGACACATCGGTTACCTCCTTAGGACCACCGGGAGTACGATTCTCTATAATTCTCCACTCAGAGTGCCGGTTATCACCGTATTCACCTATATCGACAACGCTAAAGTTTGTAGGCCGTCGTGTAGACTCTTCCAAGTCGGGTGCCCCAATCTTTACGTGAAACCCGCTGAATGGCCCCCCATCCGGCCCCGGTACGGGCAGGGGAATACTTCGACCGGAAGATATTTCTCGATATGACACGATGTGACTTGTTAAAGAATTAGGCAACGGTGGCTCGAACAAGACGACTTCCCCTGTCTCCGATCCCTTTGTTGATCTATAGTCTTCCCCTACCTCAAGACGGTTCTCATCGATAAACTCCGCGACCGCTTCCTTGGTAATTGGCTCGTCCCGTGACAAACCCAAAAAGGCCAAAAGACCAAGGCCGCCCAGTTCGGCTTTGTTGATCCCCTTATCTTGGAATAACTGTTGCCACCGCTGTCCCGTTGCTTGAGGCAACTTCGCCTCCTGTATGACACGCTGTGACTTGTTAAAGAATCCTGCGGGATCTCTTTTTAACAACTCGGCAGCGGTTTTTATGATCGGACCACCAACGGCCTTTTTTACAGGCTCGTCCGGTAAGGGTTCGTCGCTATAGGCCCTTCTTACCCGACTCTTCGGGTAAATCCTTATTTTCTGATATGTCCCTTCCTTCTCCAAAACCCTTACCTTGCCGTTCTTGGTATAACCCATGAAGTCCCCGAAAATGGATTGGTTTTTTATTTTTACCTTAAAGGGCTGCCCTACCGTAGCAGCAGCTTTTATAATGGGACCGCCTACAGCAAACTTCTGCCCATACGTCAAACCTACGTTAGGCTCACCGAAATCTTTCAAAGGTAAGCCCCCCGTTAGCGCCGCCCTACCCTGACCCACTGGAACGTTTAACGCCCCCTCGAAACGGTAGGGGTCTAATAAAGGTCCTAAAAGACTCAGGTCGGACGACACGTCCCCCAATCCAAGCCTCGCCTTCAAATCACTAAAAGTAACTCCGGTGCGATCTATATTTGCCCCAACGTCAATTGTATTAGCACCACGTCTACCAAAACCAACCCCAACCCTACCGCTCGCCCCCCAGCCATCGTTAATACGCAGATCCGTTAGATTGGCTGTTGGGTATAGGCCGCTCCCACCAACGCGATCATTTCCTCTATTATCCTGCCAGTCGTCAAATTGCCTCTCTTCTCTAGCATCCGGTCTTGAATAACGGTCCACGGTTTCTGGGATCCCCTCTAGGTTTGCCCTAAAATCCCCTTCTACAGGTAACGGTTCGTCGCTATACTCCCTTTTAACTTGGCTTTTCGGGTAAAGCCTTTCCACGCCGTCCTCGTCCAAAACCCTTACTTTGCCCGTCTTGGTATAACCCATGAACTCCCCGAAAATGGATTGGTTTTTTATTTTTACCTTAAAGGGCTGCCCTACCATACCGCCCCCCGCATAAGTCATGGCCCGTGCCGTGTCGTTCAACGAACCCACACCCCCGCCATACGCATAACGGGTCATGTCCCGCGCCGTGCCGTTTAACGACCCAACGCCCATAGGCGGGGTTTCAAAAACCTGAAGACGACTTTGTGGCGGAATATCGGTGCCTTCTACACGATCATAAGTAATTCCCATTCCTTCGCCAAGATTGTCTGAATACTGCTGCGATCCCGATTCGTACGTTTTGTAAAAACTTTCCTGATCCGTGGGCCGTGCACCAGAGTCCACGTTCACTACACCACCGCCCCTATGAAATAACTTTGGACCCTGAAAATACGGCGATACATCAAAATTCGGCCCCTCTGTCAGGGCATACGGATCAAGTCCAGAACCATAAGGAAGCGCAGTCTCTGGGGTTAGTCCGGTCGGTACATAGCCGTATTCCGACGGCACACCAATATTTGAAGTCCGTTCAAAACCAGCCTGTCCCGGAACCCCTGATCTTACCGGGGCATAGTCCGGGTAAGTTATGGTGGGAACGCGAGGTAACTGATCCGCAACTTTACCAAGCATACTGCCGCCACCTTCAGATGGCGCTCGTATCGAGTCTGCTATCGACGAAAGCCCAGCATGTACTATGTTGCGACCGAGTCCTTGTGAAGATAAAGCACTTAGCCCTCCGCGCCCTGAAGAGAGTAAGGCTGCTCCTGCTGTGGTGCCCCTAATAG